TCCGGTTGATCCACACAAGAATCGCCACAGCACCGACAGCGGCCAGCACCGAGATGCCGAATGCAGCGATGTTGAAAATGATGTCGTCACCGTTAGCAGCAAAGTCGGCCGCGCTGTTGAACAGCGACGAATTCACAGCGTGAACTCCTGCGCGCGTGCGGCGTCAAACCACGTCGGCGACCGTCCGCGGCCAGTCCACAGCTTGCCGCTAGCGGGGTCGCGGTATTTGGGCGCAACCTTGCGTGCGGCAGACTTCATGGTCGACTTTCTGGCTGTCGGGAAAAGTTCATCGACAGTCAGTTCATGCAGCGCAATCAGCCCACGCGCTTGCACGAGCACGTCGTTTCGCAGCGCAGACCGCACTGCCTCAATCTGTGCATCAATGTGGTTTCTTTGTTCTAGCAATTCGTTCAACATTGTTTTCTCACGTTAAGTGTTTCGCAGAGTCGCTGCGCCGGTCATTCGGCCGGGACTTCCCGCCCGAGGTTCTTCAGTGCCTGCTGCGCCAGCTTGTAACTCGAATGAGCGACAACCGAATCGCCACCGCGGTAGCGCTCGATCACCAGATAGGCCCATGCCGCCGGGTCATTCTTCTGCCCAACAGAGTCGCGTATCGCAGCCATCTGCGCCGCGCCCGCGGCGACTTCATCTGCAGTCCTGTCGGGCACAGGCAGCGCCTTCATGTGCATTGGCTGCGGCAGCTTTGCCCTCACCAGAGCCACAAACTCTGGCAACGTCGGCGGCCATCCAGTGCCGGTTTCTGCAAGCTCGCGCAGCGCATCGCCAACCGCAGACATGGGGTACTTCGACAGGGCCTGGTGCCAGACCAGCGCCCGCTCGTCCGCGTCACCGTTGCCCCAGGCCGTGGCGGTTTTCTGTGCGCCGTAGATCGCGATGAACCGGGCGAACAGGCGATCAATTGCGTGCAATGGAAAGTTTTGGTCGCTCATCGAAAACCTCAACGGTCTGCAGTGGTGCGGCCGGTTGCCGCAGGATCTTGGCGATGACGTCTGCTTGCTGCTCAAGCGCTGTTGGCTGGCGAGCAGGCGGCGCGAGGGCTTGCGGCTTGGGTGGGAACACGCCCGTCCAGCCGTTTTGGATCGACAGCTCGATCGCAGCCACAGGGTCGTGGCCGGCGTTGAACATCTCGGCAAGGTTTCGCAGCGTCAGCTCCGCAGCGGCGACGGTCAGCGGCTTGCGGATGGCTTTTCGGTGCTGCTGCCAGTGCTCCCAGACCTCTGGCGGCATCCATTCGGGCAACACCAGGGCCGGCTGGCCCTCTTTGTTTTTTTCTTTTCTTGGTTCTTGGTTCTTGGGTCTTGGGTCTTGGGTCTTGGTTGGTTGCACGGTCGTTGAACGGTCGTTGAACGTCCGTTGAACGTTCGTTGAACGCTCGTTGCACGGCTGTTGAACATCCGTTGGATTCGGTTGAACGTCCGTTGAACGGCGGCGCAACGCGCTGGCTTTTCCGGCCTTGGATGCGGTCTCAGAAGACTGATGAAATTTCGCCAGTTCCTTGTCGCAGCGGCTGTGCGTCCACGCTTCTTCTGTGCGCACGAAGAACTCGTTCAGGACATCGCGCACTTGGGCGACGTACTCTTTCATCCGAATCTTGCGGGCCAGCAGTTCCACGTCTAGCAACAGCGGCTGCTCGGTCAGCATGTACAGGTCGATCAACCGGCGATATGCGCAGTCTTCAATGGGGTCGAGGTGCCCCGCGTGCGTGGCGTAGTCGCCAAGGTGGAATGGGTAGTAGTTCACTCGACCACCCGCTCAATCTGCTCGGGCAGCAGCCAGAACACGTCGGTCACCTTCGTGGCCTGCGAGCGCACCTGATATCGGCCGTTCTTCCCGACGGACTTGATGAAGCCAAATCGGCCGCGCCAAACGCCGTCCACGATCCGAACTCGGTCGCCAATTGATGGCAGGTAACACTTTTGGGTTAATGCTTTTCCTGTCATGTCAACGTAAAATTTTCCGAAAGACGGAGACAAAGTTGCGCAAACAGCCCCCCCCCCGACAGGACTAGCCGGGAAGCAAAGCAAAGGGCGGTCGACCCGCAAGCTCACGTCGTGAGCGACTGCCGGATCAAACTGCTGTACATGCATACAGTTATTCAATCGGGTAAAGATCAGGGCGCAGCTGTTGGCGCGGGACGCCAGTTGCGGCCTCAACGGCCAAGACGCGCTCGGCAGGCACCCGCTTCCACTGCGAAATTGCTGAAACGCCTATTCCCATCGCTTCAGCAAGTTTCGTCATCGACTCGGCCTGCTCCAGCGCCAACTCAAGCCCTGCGTCGGTTCGTTTTGTGCTTTTCATGCCATAACTTTAGCTCATCTCAAGTCTTGAGCGCAAGTCATTTGAGATTTAGCGCATGGACGGGCGCGCTTGTTGCATCAACACTTGCGTATGACTTTTGGCGCACGCATGAAATCCGCTCGGCGGCAGGCCGGCCTAACTCAGCAGCAAATGGCTGAGAGGTTGGGCGTGAACCATTCAAACGTGTCGCAATGGGAGTCGGACAAGCACACGCCGCAGTTCTCGGCTGTTGTGAAGTTCTGTGAGGAAACCGGCGTATCCCTAGATTGGCTTGTTCTTGGCCGCGCCCCGAACAATCAGTACGACAAGAGAATTAATGATTTGCCGGACGCGCTGCGCGATTACGTTATTGCAACGCTCATTCGCGCGGAAACTTTGCAGCACATGATTCCAACAAAGTTCATGAAAAGCCCAGCTGCGCACGAACTGCAGTCGTTCAACGAGTACCTGGACGAGGTGTCAAAAAAATCTCAAAAAACCAGCGCTTAGATTTTTTTTGTTGCGAAACTTGAGATGAGTTGACATCTAACTTCAGTTGTTCTAAAGTTCTCTCACACCGCACTCACAGCGGCAGGAGAGAACCATGAGATACGCAGATCAAGTTTGGGAACAAGAGTGCGCACTCGAAGATGCGCGCCGCGCCTGGGTTGACAAGCGCGCCTGGGAAATTGAGCGCGTGCTTTTGTCTGTTGACAAGTACGGCCGCGCAACCAGCGAAGTGAAGGAAATGTGGGTCAAGCCCCGTTACTCCTTCAATCCGTCGCCCGTGTCCATCTGGGACGAATTTGCCGATTGGTGTGCCGAAAACCTAACCGGCAGCAACTGGTTGCGCGACCTTGCGCGTGGCCGTGGACATCAGATCGTCGAGCGCTTTGCCGACGAATTCGCCCAGCACGAGTCCAAGTCGCTTGGCTATGACGATCTGGTCTACCGGGAGGTTTTCTGATGAACCCGATGAACCGCGACGAACTGCGGCATGAGCTGCAGTTGGCAATCAACCTGGCGTTGTCTTGCTGGGCGCGCATGGACGCCGCCGAGCGCGAAATGGCGCTGCGGTTGGCAAGCCGATTCGAAAACCGCGAAGGCCGCGTCGATGTTGACTGGCGCAAAGCCCGCGAACAGGAGAAAGAAAATGAGCCGGCCTGACTTTATGACATCACCGCACTCACACACCCGCGCGCCCCGCTCAACCCGCTACGGGCAGGGCTGGCGCGATCTGCAACGACATCAGGCGCATGTGCGTGCGTTTCAGGGGTTCATGAATGCCGCCGTTGCGGGCGCAATCGTGTGGGGCGTCTTTGGCCTGTTGATGATTGTTCTTTGGGGGGTGATGGCATGAAAGAGATCAGCGCAGCGATGGCAAGAGCCTTCGCGCAGATCGAAGGCGCGGTCAAAGGCAAAACCAACCCGGCATTCCGCAGCAAGTACGCGGATATGTCATCGGTCGTGGACGCGGTAAAACCCGCGCTGGCCGAGCATGGGCTGTGGTTTCGCCAGATCACGCACCCGGCCGTCGGTGGCGTGTGCGTCGAGACGGTCATCCACCACTCGAGCGGCGAGTCGCTGGCCTGCGGGCCGTTGTTTGTCCCGGCCAGCAAGCAGGACGCGCAGGGCTTTGGCAGCGCGTTGACCTATTGCCGCCGCTACTCGCTGATGGCCGCATTCGGCGTGCCGGCAGAAGACGATGACGCAAATGCTGCAGTGGCGAGCAAGCCAGCAAACAAGCCCGCAGAGCGCGTCGGTGAGCAAGAAGCCAAGATGATCTTGGACTCGTTGCGCGAGGCGGCTGTGGATGGCCTCGAAGCCCTGCAAGCGCGATTCAAGTCGATCCCGAACAGCGCTGCGAAGACGGCGGTGTGGCTGCAGCACCAGGACTCACTGAAGGCGGCGGCAGCGTTGCAACACATGCCCGAGATCCCGGCCTTTCCGAGCACGAAGGTGGCGGCATGAGCGAGCACACACCGGGGCCGTGGTTGGCGGTCGTTGATGGTAGCGGATGGTCAATTGAAACCGACGATAAATTCCTTGCGTTCACTTGCGGCGGGCCTGACGGCGAAGAAATAAGCGAAGACGAAGAAGCCGCCAACGCTTGCTTGATTGCAGCAGCGCCAGAACTGTTGAGAGAGCTAAAAAAACAAGCAGCCGAGATGGAAAAACTCGCAGGACAGTTGCGCCTTTACGGGTTTCATGACCTTCCAGCAATTTGCGACCTTATGGCAAAAAGCGCCCGCGCAGCAATCGCCAAAGCGGAGGCCGCATGAGCGAACTGGAGATCGAGGGCGCGCTGCGCCAGCTGGTGGACATCGTGCGCCGCATGGATCCCGACTACGTCGATGCACACGGCTTGGAGCAGACCTCGGACGACGAGTACGACGCGGCCCTGCAGCGGGCTGAAGACGTGCTCGACTTTTTGGACGAACTGCAATGAACGACGCAGAGAAGGCCGCGTGGCTGTCGTCCAGGTGCGGCAAGTTGACGGCCAGTCGCATGTTCCAGGTGCTGGACATGACGGCAAAGGGCGCAGAAGGCGCGAAGCGCAAAGCGTTGAAAGTTGAATTGCTCGCAGAGCGTTTGACTGGCGATGCGGTGCCGCACTTCGTCAACAGCTACATGCAGTGGGGCATCGAGCAGGAGCCGGCTGCGAAGGCTGCGTATGAACTGGCCACTGGGTGCCTGATTGGCCCTGCCGGTTTCGTCGATCACCCAAGCATTGAAAACTTTGGTGCAACGCCGGACGGGCTGATTCCTGGCGGCGTCATCGAGTTCAAGTGCCCGGCCACCACCACGCACGTTAGCTGGCTGCTAGCGGGCGGCGTACCGGATCAGCACAAGCCGCAGATCCTCGCACAACTGGCGTGTACCTGCCGAGAGCACGCGGTGTTTGTGAGCTTCGATCCGCGTGTGCGCGATCCGCGCAAGCAACTGCACATCGTTGAGTGGACG